GATGGCAAACGTCTTTCTGCCCGCCGATCAGTACCGCCAGATCGCACCACTCAGCACCGGTAACGGCCATGTACCACTGGCATTGGGCGACGTAGGCGAGCGGGGCGCTTCCGTCAGACCATTCGCGTTCCAGGTAGGCGCTGGCCGTTTTGCATTCCAGCAAGCCTTTAATGCCGGTCAGCTTGCCGTCTTTATCCATGCGAGCGCGGCTGCCATCAGCGACAACGGCGCGGTCAATGTTTGCCAGCATCCATGCGTGCTGCGGGTGCTTGATGATCTGATTGACGCGCTGCACCTTGTTGCCGCTGCGCTTGCTGTATTCGGCTGCGACGAATGATTCCAGCTCGATGCCGAAGTAGGCCGGCTCGCTCATTTCCAGCTCCGGCTCGGTGCGGCCTGTCTTGTCGAGCCACACGTCTACGGGCGACTTCCACTTCGACAGGCCCATGATGGCGCCGATGTCACTACCGCCTATGCCGGCCTTGCGGGCCTCAAGGAATGCGATGCGGTCAATGTCATTTGTGCCCATGATTCACCCCGCAATCAGATGCGCCGCCAGCCGCACGGCCAGAACCAGCCCGGCGCAGCACAGCGCAATCAGAACCGTCAGGCGAATCTCGGTCTTGATATCGCCGCCCGCCAGCGCATCAAACTCGTCATCATGCTTGCTCATGCGTTGATCCCCCGTACTAAAAAATGATCTTTCTCCAGCCAGTACGCCTTGGCCTGCAGGTCTGCGCGTTCTTGCCAGAGCATGGCGATTAGCTCTTGATCATGCTCAATTCGCTTTACCGCCGCTTCGATCTCGCTGCAGGTGCTGTGCATCCGGGCTTTCAACGCCAAGCGTTTGTATGCGAGTTTGATTTTCTTGATCATGTTCTGATTCCTCAAATTTGCGCAGCAGACGAAATGCCCTGCGGCAGTCGCACGCCGCTGCCGATGGCATCGTGTGCATTGTGTCGTGTGTCGGTCAACTCAATCAGGCGTGGCCCGGTGTGCTGGCGCGCTACGGGCTGGCTCATGGTGCGGGAGCTGTCTACCTGTTTGGTCTTGCGCGGGTTGGGCGTTGCGCGCCACCTCAGCTTTTCTGCCCGCAGGCAACCACAGCTCAGGCTCTTGCCCGAGGACAGGCTGGCGTTGTTTACCGCGACCTCGTTTCCGCATTCGCAGACGCACCAGCTGGCGCGCTTGCCGCCGTTCCGCAGGCCTGTGGCAACCACCGTCCAGCGGCCATACTTCTGGCCGGCTGCGGTGGTGATAATGTTTCCGCTCATGCGGCCTCCGTGATTTGTTTACGATGCACCTCTTCGGCAGCACTATCCGCCCAATCCCTCAGCTTCGCGGCCATCATGCTTTGCAGCTTGGCGGCGGCGTCGCGTGTTGCGGCGGCGGTGAGGCCGGTTGTCACGGTCAGAACCAAGTAGTCGTCCATGGCCTTGATGAAATCCGCATTGCTGCCAATGCACTCGGCCACGCTGCGCACCATGTCAGGATCGCGGCGCCATTCGTTGTAGATGCCCGTCTTGCGCTCATCCAGCGTCATCGGCTCTTTGCGTGGACGGTGCCAGGCTTGGTTGGCTGACTGCATTTCAATCATGATCGTCTCCAGAAAAAGAAGCCCCGCACATGGCGGGGCGAGTACCAACAGAGGAGGAAGTACACGGCTGGCGGCTACTTGCCCGCCCGGGCGCTTATAGGATCACAAGCAGCGGAAGCCGCCATGCGTGTATTTCTCAGGATCGCCACCATCCGGCTACGCTAGTGCGCTGGTGGCTGCGGTAACTTACCTTAGGAGTATCGTGCGCCTATGTCGCTGACCCACGGAAAACCAGCCTGCCGAGTTTGAAGCCGGCGCATGCGTTGAGAATGCCTGGATGACAGGCTGGTTATCGGTGGGTGCCGGTTACCCGTATTCCGGCAGCCATGTAGCGCCCATCCCGAAGGCTTGGTCTGGCTGGTATTGATTTGCTCCGATTTCCACGGAGCGCCGAATCTCGTCGGTCCCAGCGGCTGTTACCAGTTCCCGCGAACGTCTTTCCGTTCATTTGTCATCGTGGCGCTTTGCCCGGCCACGACTGCGGGCTTGCTGACGGCCGGTATACACCAACCCTTATCAACACAGAAGCGGGCCGGAGCTGATCCCGGCATGTGGTGGCGGTTAGGCTCTACCCCACGGATTTGCAGTCACTTGCGCATCAGCCTGCGCATTCCGCTTCTGTGTTGATGCCGGTTACAGCGTCCGGCGCGGCTAGCGATGTTCTTGCCGCTGATTGTCTGAGATGCCTATGTGTATGAGCCTTACTGATGCGTTAAGTGGTCGGCAGCCACAAGTTCACGGTGCGCTATCGATTTCTCTGGCCCGTTACTCGCCTCGCCAGCTCCGCCTGTTTCTCCCATTTGTTCGGTCGTGGCTCGCGGTTGCCATTTACTGATCACCAGCCTGTCATCTGATATCTGCGTTAAGGCGTTTCGCCATCGTTAGCTGTGCCTCCCGTAGGTCTTGGCTAACGCACAACAGATGCTGGGCTGGTGTTTTTGAAACTGATTACTTGTTAAGGAGCGGTGCAGCGTGTGTTTTGCTGCTGATGGAGTGAATCATAGTCCTGATTGTTTTTAGTTGCAAGTGTTTTTTTAGTTTTTTTAAAATTAACGGTCGGCATGGTGCGCACATGCGTTTATCTTGTGTTAATATTCTGTTCATGGAGAAAAAATTCGTACTAGACTATTTTGGCGGGATCAGTAAGACAGCGCGCGCGCTCGGCATCAAGCCGCCTACTGTTTTCAATTGGACCGACCCTATTCCTTTTTCGGCAATAGGGCGAATCGTCATGGTTTGCCCGAAGGCTTATAACGTGTGGAAGCGTCGCAAGGACAAGGAGAAGAGAGAGGGAAGTTCAGCCTGATTTCAGGCAATAAAAAACCCGCTTGCCGGGCATGGCTTACGGGTTAGGTGTTACTAAACATGGAGCAAATTATGGGTTCAAAGGATGTTAGCAGTCAAGTAGTAATCCAGAAGGCTTGCGAGACAGAAGTTTTTGTAAACGACAACCTAGAAATCTCAATCAAGCAAACAGACAGCGACGGCGACTCTGTTGTTGTTTGGTTCAACGCAATCCATGCGCAGGCAGTTATTGATGCAATCCAGCGAGCAGCAAATGAACTTGCTGAATTTGCAGCTTATGAGGACCAAGCCTAATGCGTGACTACGGAAAGATTGCTCCGTCATTCTGGACCGGAAAAACAGGGAAGGCGATCAAGGCTGGAGGGCAAGAGGCCGTTGTTGTCGCCATGTATCTGATGTCTAGCCCGCACTCAAACATGATTGGAATGTATTACCTGCCAATGATGTATTTGGCGCATGAGTCTGGACTTGGCTTAGAAGGGGCTTCGAAGGGGCTTCGAAGGGCCTGCGAAGCCGGGTTTTGCTCCTACGATGAGGCTTCAGAGGTGGTTTGGGTGCATGAAATGGCACGCTATCAGATTGCCGACGAACTTAAAGCCAATGACCTACGCACAAAGGGAGTTCAGCGAGAGATTGATTCGGTTCCTGAAAACCCTTTTATTTCTGCATTTTACGACCGATACGGCATTGCTTTTAACCTGAAAAAACAGGCAGAAAAAACAAGCCCCTTCGAAGCCCCTTCGAAGCCCCTTCGAAGCCAAGAGCAAGAACAGGAGCAAGAACAGGAGCAAGAACATGAACAAGAGCAGAGGCGTGCAAAACAGCAGCGCGGTTCCCGCCTGCCTGCTGACTGGCTGCCATCTGAAACTGAAATCCAGTTCTGCAAAACCGAACGCCCAGACCTAGACCCGGCCAAGACTGCCGAACGATTTCGCGACTACTGGCACGCCCAGCCAGGCAGCAAGGGAACGAAGCTCGACTGGACAGCCACATGGCGCAACTGGGTTAGGAACGAAAGCCGCTCTGCAAACCAGCCACCGAAGAAAAACCAATTTGCGGGGATCGTGTGATGGCTTACGGACTTTTCGAACTGGCTACACGCCGAGCCTCTGGTAACAAACCAAGCATGGCGATCGTTCGCTTCTCCATCCAACTGCCAAGTTCTGACTGGTGGAAATTTAGCGACACGGCACCTGAAATCGTTATCCGCCCTACTGACCGAATCAACGCTGACGATCTGTTCCCTCTGTCCGGTCTTGATCTGCTGATGTTTGCCGAAGCCGTGACAGACCAAGTTGAGGCGGTATTCCGCGCCGCTCAGCAGGTGGCTAAATGCATCACGTTCGTTTCTGAGTCGGTGGATGACGGTGGCTTTTGCTGGCATCGCAACTACGGCGAGAAGCTGCTAGGAGAGCGCTATGCAATGGCTGCCTGATGATCTCGATCTGACCGACTACATGCAATCGCAAGAGATGCGCCAGAAGGTTAGACCTGCTTCTGATTTCCGCAGCGAAGTATTGCAGCGCCTGAAGTCAGATCCGTCGCTGACCGGCGAGCGCATGCCGTGGAAGAAAACAGAAAAGCTGATCCGCTTCCGTGCTGGAGAGCTAACGCTGTGGACTGGCATTAACGGCCACGGCAAATCCAAACTGCTCGGTCAAGTTGCTACTGGCCTGATGTACCAAGGCGCAGCTGTCTGCATCGCATCGCTGGAAATGCACCCGGCCGAAACCGTAAAGCGCATGGTTGAGCAAGCAGAGGGAAATGGACGCCGATCTGAGCGTTACGGCAATCAGTACCTGGACTGGTCTGACAACCGGCTATGGGTCTACGACCACGTTGGCGAGTGCAAATCAGAGCGGATGCTGGCACTGGTGCGTTACTGCGCGGCCAAGCTGCAGATCAAGCACTTTTTCATCGACTCGCTGATGAAGTGCGGCGTTAAGCAAGACGACTACGACGCGCAATCGGCTTTCGTTTCTGCCTTGTGTGACATCTGCCGCGATACGGGGATCCACATCCACCTAGTTGCACACTCAAAAAAGCAGCTAGACGAATCACGCCAGCCGGGAAAGATGGACGTGAAAGGCAGCGGAACCATTGGCGACTTGGTTTTCAACATCATCACCATCTGGCGCAACAAGCCAAAAGAAGCAGCGCAAGCGGCCCGCGATTACTCACACGATGACGAATCAGACCAGGTGCTGATCTGCGACAAGCAGCGCAACGGCAACTGGGAAGGGAAGATCGGTCTGTGGTTTCACCCGCAAAGCGGCCAGTACCTTGAAGAGTGCGACTGCGCCCCTTGTGACCTGATGGAGAACCTACCGTGAGCAAAATTACATCCATGATGGCCGCAGCCAAGCAGCGCGGCGACTTCGAAACCGTTTGTAAGCACTACGGATGCACCGACGAAGAAATCAGCGAAATGAAGGCAATCGCTAACGCAAACCGGGCCGAGGCGCGGGAGTGTTTCGCGTACTTGGCAGGCCAGATTCGGAGCAAGGCGGCAACATGAGCAACGGCATTCAGTACCAAATCATCGGCGGTTCTGGTGGCGTGATCATTGACCCCTCTGGATCGTCATCGGCGGTGCATGCGCTGCATGAAATCTACAGCGACCGCCTCGACTGGCATGACCTGCTGGAAGCGTTTGAAGAGCGCGCAGCAATCGCTGAGTTTGAGGGAAACGAAACCCGACAGGCTGCGGAATTGATCGCAGCAGATGCCGTGAGGAAGATCGTGGAGGCGCGGCGTGCTCGAAAGCCTGAGTGAGTCAATGGCCTATCTGACCGAAGCGCACACGTCGCTAGTGATCGCGAAGGAGGAATCAGACGGAAGGCTGGCGGATAGTTTTGCCGCGGCATTCTCGCTGGTTGAAGAGCTGAACTGTGAACTGGCGCTGCTGCAACGGCGGGCTGCTTGTGAAAAGGGGCATTGAGCATGAGCGTTGGACTGATTGGGCTTGGCGTCGTGATTTTGGCGGGCGGCATAGCCATTGGCGTGGCTGCCTGTTTCGCCTGGGCGTATCACGCGATGGGCGGTGGCGAATGACGATGCGGGTGATGCTTGGCTACCCTGTTTCTGCCAATTTGTATTGGCGGCATTTCAAAGGGCGCACAGTGCGATCTGCTCGCGCAAACGAGTATCGTGCCGAAACAAAAAAGAAAATCGATTCTAGCTATGCTGGCGCAATGGCAAAGGGCACTTGCGAGGTGCGTTTGGTGCTGCATCCGAGAATAACGAAAAAAGGAGCGGCGAGCTTGACCGTGATGGACCTGGATAACTGCATCAAGGTCACGCTTGATGCGTTGCAGGGTCTGGCTTATGAGAACGACCGACAGGTGCGGCGGATCGTGGCGGAATACGGACCACCGAAAGCGGGCGGCGGTTTGACGGTTGAAATTATGGAGGCAGCATGACGGATATTTACGATCAAGCCACTGCGCGCGAAGAGCTTGAACGGGAGCTTGCACTGCAGCAGATGCGGTATTCGGCCAGGCCACTGCCGCAAGGCGAGTGCAACCTATGCGGCGCATCGTGCATCGGATGTTTCTGCGATACCGACTGCCAGAGTCAGTACGAGAAAGAGCAGCGCATGGCAAAAATAAACGGGAGAGCCTAGTGAGACTAACCGGCGTAAGTATTGAGATTCAGGAGCGTGTCGAGAACTGGGCTTACTGGTGCGTCGAGCGAACACCGCGCAGATCATGCCGCAGCATCGAGGGAAGATGGCGCAACGATAGCCCGCACGAAAGGCCAGCCATTATCGTCAACCCACTTGATGCAGTTATTATCGAAAATGTCATGGTCAGTGGCATCCATGAGAATGACAGGCTGCTGCTGCGTGCGCATTACGTCTACAAGCCGCCAGTCAGCGAGGTGCGCAAGGAGTTTGGTATCAGATACGGGCAGTACGAGAGCGAGATAGCCAGGGCGCTGCGGATGGTTGAGGACAAGTTGAAGTGCTGTAAATAAAACCATTGCAAATAAGTACAGTATGATATATAACGCAACCAATACAATTTGACCCCGTGCAGTCACCGGCTTATTGGCCGGTACTCGCTCGAACAGAAAACCCCGATAGCCTAGCGCTGCGGGGTTTTTGCATTTCTGCCACATGAAGCTACAGCGACTCAAGACAACACTTCCAACACTGAACGCGAACAGGATCAGCACGCTTGATGCGAAGGCTGGAACAACTGAGCGCATCAGAGGCAGAGCGTGGATGAGTACGCGAGAGCGCATTCTCAGGCGTGATGGCTTTACTTGCCAGTGCTGCGGCCTTGTACGCAGTGACCATGAGATTGACCACCGCACCCCGTTGGAGCAAGGCGGATCGAATGGCGATAGCAATCTGTGGACTCTGTGCCATGACTGCCACGCACGCAAGACGGCGGATGAGGCGAAGCAGAGAGCGAAGTGATAAAATGACGAAGCCCTAAAGGACTGGCATCCGATAGGGCTTCTAACCGATCAACGCTTACAGGAGCGATGAATGGCTGAAGTGAATTCTACATGCAAGTGCAAAACTTGCGGAATCGAGTTTAATACTGAACAAAGAGCAGGCAGGCCTGCTGTTAATTGCCCTGCATGCAAACGGCAGAAGGCGCATAGCAATCTGTCAGCCGGGGTCAGGAACTGCGTAACCTGCGGCAAAGAGTTTTCAGCAAAGGCAAATCAAAAGCATTGCTCTGACGTGTGCAGGAATGGCACGAAGATGACAAGAGAGCAGTACAGAGAAAGCGTAAAGGCAAAGCCTGATAGCAGGTGCGAGTTCTGTGGATCCGAATACAAAAGCTATCTTGGCGGCAAGTCGATTGCCATGGGTCACAAAAGCAGGTTTTGCTCTCGTGAGTGCATGGCAAAGCACCGTGAAGAAAACGCGAAGCCAAAGTTTAGCAATGTGTTTTTGCTTGTTTGTCAGGTATGCCAGCGGAGCTTCTACAGCAATAACTGCCTGAGACGACATTGCTCTGATGCGTGCAGAATAGCTACAAACCGAAAAAGTGCTAGAGAGTCAAATTTACGGCTATCTGGTGTTGATAAGTCGGCTCGAAAATGCAAATGCTGCGGTAGTGTATTTAAGCCAGCATATGGTGTTAAGAAACGTGATTTTTGTTCGTCTTCATGTGCAAAACGATTTTTCAGCAGGTTGAGATGCAAGACGCACAGACGAAGGGCGCGTAGCTATGGAGTCAAGTATGAGCATGTCAATCCAATTTCAGTTTTTGATCGAGATGGTTGGCGTTGCAAACTGTGCGGAGTAAAAACACCAAAAGAATTACGCGGTACGATTGATCAGCGAGCTCCTGAGTTAGATCACATTGTTCCGCTAAGCAAAGGCGGAGCGCATTCATACGAGAATACGCAGTGCTTGTGCCGAAAGTGCAACGGAGCAAAGGGTAATAAACCTCTTGGGCAGCTTTTGCTCATAGGGTAGGGGGATTCAGAAGTTACCATTTTTTCAATTTGGAAACCGACCGGTATCTCATCCGGACAAAATACCTACCATAGGCATAGTTCAAATGGAGTTCAAATGGCTGGAGTGAAGGGGCGCAGCGGCGGAGCCCGGCCCAACTCAGGGCCAAAGCC